TCTTACGCAGGTAACAAATTACCAGAACAATGCGACTATTGATGCTGAAACCATTGAGCAAAGTTTTGATAAGCTAACTCAAACGACTCAGCAATTAGATGATGGTAAGGATTATTCCTTTAAGTTCGCGACCTCATTAGCAGGAACAACTGCATTTGATAGTACAGTAGCAACCGCATCTACATTAAACGTCAATAAAGCAGATCGTCTTAACAAAGCTATTAAGTTTAATGCATCAGGAAATATTGGAGTATCTACTTACGATCCTGATGAACAAGTAACATTAGCAAAAGCTGAAGTAACAACAGCTACAACACAAGCAACCAATGCTGCTGCATCTGCAACATTAGCAGGCAATTATGCAAATAAAATAGATGGTGTTGTTACAGGATCAGATTACTCATCTAAAGCATGGGCTGTTGGAGGAACAGGTGTAACAGATACAGCAAGTGCTGGTGCTTCAAAAGAATGGGCAACAGAAACTTCTAGTAGTGTTGATACAAGTGAATATTCTGCAAAAGAATATGCAGTAGGTACTCAAAGAAGAGGTCAGGCAAATGGTGGTTCTTCTAAAGATTGGGCTACTTACACAAGTGGTACTGTAGACAACTCAGATTACTCTGCTAAATATTGGGCATTAGATGCAGAACAATCAAAACTTTCTGCAAAAGCTTCAGCTTCAGCAGTTGCCAATGTATTTGATTCTTTTAACGATACGTTTCTTGGAAGCATGGCTGATAATGCTACTGCTTCTAGTGGTTCAGCAAATGGAACTTGGTCTGCTAGTTCAAGCTCAATTACTTTAGCAAGCACTTCAGGAACAATAGAAGTTGGTCAAGAAGTTACAGGAACAGGAATACCAGCAGATGCTAATGTTCTTTCAGTAGATGGGTCTACAATTGTAATCAGCGAAAATATGACAAACGCTGGTTCTTCTGTATCATTAACATTTACAGGACAAGGTGTATACGGAGCATTTAACGGATCTAAAGATGGTCCTTCTACAGACAATGACGGTAATGCATTATCAACAGGTGCTTTGTATTTCAATACAACTGATAATGAGATGCGTGTCTATGATGGTGCTAACTGGTTGCCAGCAACATCGGCAGGTTCAACGTCACTTTTAATTTACAAATATTTAGCATCAGGCAGTCAAACAACTTTTACAGGTAGCGATGCTAATGGTGCGACTTTAAGTTATGTTGCAAACAATATTCTTGTTTTTTTAAACGGAGTAAAACTTGATGCTTCCGACTTTACTGCAACAAATGGAACTTCAGTAGTTTTAGGTTCAGGAGCAACAGCTTCAGATGAATTAGTAATTGTTTCATTTAAGTCATTTACAACTGCCGACATGGTTCCTGCTTCTACAGGTGGGACCTTCTCTGGGAATGTTGCGGTTACAGGAAATATTCAAGTTGATGATATTGTTGAGAAGACTTCTGGTCATGGAATAGAGATTGATGGTGTTACTTTAAAAGATGGTAGTGGCATTTTAAGTGGTTCGGGAAACCTGAGACACGTTGATAATAGTGGTACTGCTAATTTAACATTAACTGCTGGTGGTAATGTGACCCTTGGAGGGACTGCTAATAATATTGGGACTGTTACTGCTGGCACGTTTAACGGAACAATTGGAAGTTCTGCATCTGGCGCAGGACTAACAGGTGGGTTGGAATTATGGAGACTAAACACAGACATTGCAAATGATGATTATCCTTTAGGCTCTTTGGGTGGAAAATGGACTATTGGGACCAATAATTCTGCCAACACAGGTGTAGCTACTTATGGATCAGGTTTAATAAGCGAAAGTAACGGAGATTTTACAATTAACGAAAATGGTTATTTTTTAATTACAATTAATTTATTTGTAGAGTGTTCAAACAGTTCTAGGGCAAAAATAGAAATAATGTCATCTACTCAGCAATCAACAGGCCATACAACTATAACAGAAGGTTTCGTATTGGTAGATGGTGGTTCAAAAAATAAAGCCAATGGTCAGTGTAATGCGTTGATTAAGATTACTGGAACCTCACCATATAATCACAAATATATTAGATTCCGATACGATACTAATGATGCAAGCATGAAAGCATCGGGAGCAACAAACACAAATTTAACTTATGTTATGTTTCACAAAATTTCTGACATATAACTGTTAAAGGAAAAAAATGAGTAGGGCTAGAGATATTGCAAATTTTGGTGGTGGCATATCTGCATCAGATATAACTACTGGCACTTTAGGTAACACAGTTCAGGATAATATTACTAGGTTGGGTACTGTTACTACTGGTACTTTGGCTGGGACAGTTTCAGGAACATTTAAAGCACCTACAGCACAAACTGTCTCAAGTGGAACTGGTGTTACATTTTCAAGTCTTCCTTCGTATGTTGACGTAATCATTATTTCATTTTATGCGGTTCAATTAGATGGGGGATCTCATTTAAAAGTACAAATTGGTGATTCAGGTGGTTTAGAAAGTAGCGGATATATAACAGGAACAGCAATGGTTGGAGCTACAACTGGTTATGGTTCATATACTGATGCGTTTCAGTGGTTTGTGGGGAATTCTGCCAGAATATCAAGTGGACATTTAATTTTAACAAATATAACTAGCAATACTTGGATTTATAGTTACACCGGAAAAGTTGACACAGATAAAGTTTCTGTTGGGGGTGGTAGGAAAGATTTGTCTGATACATTAACTCAAGTAAAAGTATTTCCTGGAGGTTCAAATAATTTTGCTGGTGGCACTATAAACATAGCATACAGTGGTTAATATGGAAAAAATTATAAATGTCATTACTAATGAAGTAACAGAAGTTGAATCACCAAAAAGAAAAGAAGAAGTATTAACATACACTGAAAAAAGACTACTAGAATACCCATCTATCCAAGAATTAGTAGTCGCATTGTACGATGAGTCTGACAAAGCATCGATTATAGAAAGACGTAATGCAGTCAAAGCAAAATACCCCAAACCAGAGTAATGGATCACTATTTTCCTTCTTACCCAGAGCCACAAGGTATTATGGAAGTTGAACAGATAATGCAGATTGTGGAAAGGATTGGGTTGCCAGCCGTGATCATAGGAATCATGTGCTGGTACATCTTTAAAACCCAACAATCTCACAAAGAAGAAATCATTCGCTGGGAAGAAAAGGATACAAGAGGTGATGAAAGACTGATTGATGTAATTAAGGAGCAGAACAAACAAAACAGTATAACATCGGATGCAGTCAATGGATTAAGCATAGCATTTAAAGATGTGGCAAAAACGAATGAACGCCTTTCGATGGAAATCAAAGGAATGGCTGAAGCTCTAATCGCAAAACGATAATGGCTAAAGAAACAACTACTACAGTTAAGGAAACACCTGATCCTCCTAAACCTAGAGGACCAGTAATGACTGTAAACGAGAGAATACAGGTTAGTAGGTTTATAGCGAGATTTGCTATTGCTCTAAGTGCTTTAGGAATCTTTGCTTACGTTGTCCATATTATGCTTGGCGCACAATCTGAATTACCAGCTTCGTCAAAAGACCTTCTTAACATTCTTATCGGTGCATTTATACCGATCATTGCAGGAATAGCGAAGTTCTATTTCGAAAGTGGTGGGGATTTAGCACAGGAACCTGAGAAACACGAAATTCCACCACACAATGACGATGATAAAAAAAATACTTGATTGGCTTTATGAATTTTTTAAACCCCAACTCTCTGAAAGGAAAGATATGCTTAACCTCGTCCTGCCATTCGTGGCTAACATGCTGAAAGATATTGTTGCAGACAAAGCACAATCGTTAGCAGTCGAACACCTAGAACCACATCTTGATAAACTTCCTAAAGAAGTACGAGAAGCACTCGATAGTGCTGTGGATGGTGACAATAGTCATAGTCATAAATCCGTCATGGATCTTATCAAAGGAGGATGATCTAATTGCTATGCAGATCAGTCAGAACTTTAGTCTGCAAGAGTTAGTCTATTCTCCTACCGCATTACATGCAGGCATTGATCAGGAAGAACACTTAGACACAAACGCTGTAGCACGTATTACAGCACTTGTCTTAGCTGTTCTTCAGCCTGTACGTGATAAGTTTGGACCAACTAAAGTCAATAGCTGTTTTCGGTCAAAACCTTTGAATGATCTTGTCAATGGGTCAAGCAATTCAGCCCATTGTTGTTCGACCACGAAAAGTGCGGCCGATATTGAGATATATAGCGAAGAGGTTTCTAATCTAGAACTAGCTGAATGGATTAGAGACAACTTGGACTTTGACCAGCTTATACTTGAAAACTATGCGCCTGATCGTATTTCAAAGATTACTGGAAAGCCTGAAGGGCCAAATAGTGGTTGGGTTCATGTGTCTTATTCTTCCGTTGGAGACAATCGTAAAGAGGTTTTACGGATGGTCAAAAAGAACGGAAAAGCCAAATACTTCACAGGACTTACCGAGTAATTGGCCTAGTTTAAGATACGATGATCCCGATTATAAAGTCTAAAGAGTAGAAGTTGTACCTTGGTGAGTTCATTCAAGGCTGAGCTAACTTGCTATAGGTAGGGAGCCAACTTCTACTCCCATCTTGGTTTGTAATGCTTAACGTATTTATTGCCACGAACCTTTGGTTTTACTCTGTAATATTTTCTTCTCTTTTTTACTTCGTATTGACGAATTGCAATAAGAGTTTCTTTTGTGATTCCGAGATAAGAAGCTTCTTCATCTAGATCATCAATTTCAGACCAACATTTAGAACATAGTTTTTTATTCATAGAAACTTACCAGACCGCAACTTTCCTTAACACATCCTGATTTGCCTCGTCCCACCAGAACTTAACCTAGTTGTATCAACCAGCACTCCATACCTTGACATAGCTTATCTACCAGACCTAGCCTGCCGTAACTTGCCTATCCTCGACACAGCATAAGCATTCCGTACCTGCCGAATCATAACCCATCTTGACCCAACTCATATCGCCATATAACACCCGATAATACCTTGCCTGCCAAAACATATCATATTGCATCCAACCTTTCTCGCCTCACCTGCCAAACCTAGCTTTAACACAACGCAACTCTCCTCGACCCAATGTTCAAGCCTTGCCTGCCTTAACAGGACTCACCTCAACGTAATTTACCATCCTTGACTTGCTTGCCGTATCTGAACGTAACATGTCCCATCGTGACGGAACTCGCCTTGCCTGCCATAACTGAACTGACCA